CTTGTACTCTACCAAATCCACTTCGGTATGGTCCTTGTTCCAAAGCAACGCGTCTGGGCTAAAGCCAAGAAAGGGGCGCGTTGGGTCGCGAAGATGCGTTGGATGGCATAACTCATAGCCATCCGTTGCACGTTCCGCTAAGAAGGTCACAAATGCCTCTTCTGCGTGCTTTTCGTGCATAGATCCCCACTCCGTATACGAATTTCCGTTAAATCCGTATTTTAGCGGGTATGTCTTTGTCTTTAATAGGGTCTCTGCGTTTTCGCTTGTGCCCGAAAAACTACTGGCCGTGACAGCAAATGCTCGCGCTTGGTACCACTCTGGTGTCTTTTGTGCACTCCCCACGGGCAAGGACAAGGCTGGTAACGCCACGTTCGTAAAAATCGAGTCGGGTGTTACGATTTTCGGTAGCTTTTCGCGGAAACGGCGAAATTTGGTATTGTCCTCGGTCTCCCATGGCATTCCATGCTGCTCTTGCTGCTGCGGACACGGCAAGCGGTCAAGTTCAAAGGCCCAGTGATGCTTGGGCGTTACAAGTGCTGGACTGGTCGCCAAGGCGGCAACCCCGTATTTTTCAACGGATACTTCGCAATTTTTTAACGTAATTAGCCGCATAGTCGGTTTCACACAAGACGTTTTCGCTGGAAATTTCGGCATGGCGTCGGTTGACGTAGACCAACGTCAGTTGCAAGTGGGGTATATGGTTCTTGCGTCGCAGCTTCGCGAAGAGTCCGATCTGGTATATGGTTTGGACCTTTTTGATTTCATTGATGAGTGTCGCAGGCAACGCGACTTCTTTTTTAAGCAGGGGCATGTTGCGCTTTTTCGCTACTATGANNCGCGCCGCAATGAGTATATTACGCTGCTGTCTCAGCTTTTAGAGAGTAGGCGTCGCGTTGCACTCGTTGGCTAAAAGGGTGGCGGCACAAGCGACTCCTCGTCAAGCTCTGCTGATGGCGGTGGCGGCGGCGGCGGAGGAGCCACCGGAGCCACGCGGGCCACTGCTGCCACGTGCTCTGCCGCGCGGGCCAGCATGATGCCACGTGTCACGCTCTCCGCCTCGCGCCGCTTCTTCGTCCGTGACTCCTTGGCCGCCACGCGGTTGCGCTCCTTGCGCACCGCGCATGTCTTGCAGTGCATGGGCAGCTGCATGCGCTTGCCCTGCTCGATGCCCTGCTTGAAAGCCTCGCGCACGGCACTTTCCATGAGCTCCGACACGTTGGATGGCGGCCCGCTGCCCGCAGCCACCGAAGACGACGAAGATGACGAAGAAGCCACTGCCGCGGTAGGCCGCGTTGCTGGTGGTGGAAGTGGTGCTGGCATCACCGCGCTCCACTCCTCCTCCTCTTCATCGTCCGTGTCGCTTTCTGCATCGTCGCCATGCAGTGGGCAGTCTGCGCGCACGGCATTGTCGCAAATGCACCGCTGTGCATCCTCACGCTGTCGCTTCTTTTCGTCGCCATGCCGCTTCACTAAGGCCTCGCAGCGCAAATAGTCCTCGTCATCGCTAAAGTCCGGAGCTGCCTCGCGCGCCGCAATGTCCTGCCGCAGCAACGCCGGTGGCGGCTTCGCGCCCTGCCATCCGTGGCGAGGCGGCGGCGGCGCCGGGCCGCTCGTTGGGCGCCGCACACTCCGAGTCTGCGCGGGCAAATCGGCAGTTTCCTCGCCACAGGCAAAGGTCAGCGCGTAGGATGACGACATTTTCAGAAAAACAATTTTATTTCGCGCAATTCGACTCTGATTCCACTCGGCGCTTTTTCCCGCGCCTAATTGAGACGAGCACAAGGCGGGGGGCGTCTCGGTTTTTGGATTTGCGAAAAATTACACTTTCTCGATTTTAAATTCATTGAATCGACAAACTTATCGGTCCGGGTAAGTCTACGTTGCCTGACCGGGGTTGGGAAAAGCGGGGTTGGAAAATGGAATACAGACAGCGCTTTATGACAAATGCAGCCACTCGCGACACTCGCATGTATGTGAGGGGGTTGCTTATTGCGTATGCCACGAGTAGGGGGGTCACGCTCGATCCTTTTGTGGTGCGCGTTGCAAATCAGTGTTACTCGTGTTGCCATCACTCACGCCGCCGGCCCGACGGCACCTGCAGTCTCTACTGCACGACTGACGTCAGTCGGCAAATCAACGAGGGCATCACTGTCCTTAACGACAACAGTTTCCGTTGAAAGTGTCTTGCGTGCACTCCCAAACTTGCCCTTTACTGCGATATACCCCTTTGCGTGAAGGTACTTGAGCGCCTCCTTCCCCGCATTGTGCTTTTGAATTGATACAATACGACCAGCCTTATTCTTCATTAGGTCAGCCTTTACCAGACGCCCCGATGTCCGTTTGGCGTTGCCATGAAAAACCTCAGCGCGTGAACCCACCGTCTTCATTTTCGCGTGTTGGTGGATGTCAGTCGATGTAGACGCGCGATTTTAGCAGTAAACGTACGCGTGACTTGTGTTTGATTTACAGACCGGAGCCGCGGTGGCGCTTGCCGCCGCCGTAAAGCGAATCGTGGGCCGCCGCGCCGTGGCTCATGGCCGACTCCGCCATGTCCGCAATGCGAGAGCCAGCCTCGCCACCGTACGTGCGCGCGAGATTGGTCAGGCCGTGGCGAGCGTTCACCTCATGGGCCTTCTTCATCCACGACAGGCCGCGGTGAAGCATCGAAGAGCCGCCGCTCATGTAGTGGCCACGGCCAACCATGCGGTTAAGGTGCGTCTTGGACACACCGCTGTCGCTCGTCGCCGCCGCCACGTCGGCCATCGACAAAATGGTCTTGCGGATGGCGGACTGGCCACGCATCGTCTCGAAAAAGCCACTGTTGATGGCAATGATCGTGATGACCGGGCTGGCCGTGCTCGGCGTGTACGAGAAATAGCCACGGCGGTTGTCAAGCGTGACCTGGATCTGAAACGAGTAGTTGCCAAGGCAACCCGGGGCGAGGCCGGGCTGCAGCGTAATGTCCTGGCCCATGCGCAGCAGGATCGGGCCACCCGATGTCTGCGTGTACTGGCTCTGGCCGGTGTATGCGTAAGGCGGGTTGGTATCAAAATTGCACGGACCAAGTACACCAGACGGGTACTGCGCCTGAGTAAACCCGCGCCACTGCTGCCAGTCCATGTCGAGGCCCGCAGCGACCGCGCACTCGTAAAGGTGCACCTGCTGGAAAGACGAACAAAGGTTGCTAAAGTTGTCAAAGGTGACAGAAACCCTGTTGATTGGAATGTACTGGTCGAGCTGCGACGGACCACGCGTTGCCGGCTTAACGTACACCATGACCATGTCGGGAATAGACGTGAGCGAAATCGTCTGCGACAGAACCGTGTTATCACCCGTAGCAATGCTAGTAATACCAGTCGAATAAAAGTAACGAGGGAACTCCACATACGGAACCGTGGAAACGTCGGGAAGCTGGACGTCCACACCGGGCGTGAGGAAGGTCGTGAAAAGCGTGGGAGCGTTTGCGGCAGTGGTAAGGATCGTGTTGTCGCCACCATACCACGGTCCGTTGCTATTGCCAGTGGATGCAAACGTAAGATCGGACAACACGCTGCGAACGTTAGACGAACGAAGGACGTTGCCGGTGTTAGGGTTCGGCTGCGTGAGATCGTCAAGCCAGTATGGCATAGTCGCGTTTGCCTTTGCAAGAGCGCCTGAAAGCACAACGGCAGTCGACGCAACAGCGCGGGTAGTGCCAAGCGTCGAGAAATTCATGACAAACTGCATATTGGTCATGCCGTAAAGGCCAACCGTCTGAAACTCGGCAGAGTCTGCCCAGATGAGCGGGGAAATTACCATCGGCTCCGTGACGCTGATTGTGCCATAGACAGGCAGCGGCAGCTGCACGGGGCATCCACCCTGGAGCGCATAAATTGACTGAGGCCCGCTTGCAGGGGCAACAAGAGTAGTGACACCCGCAAGCGTCTGCGTGAACGTAAGCTGGTACTGAGAGCCAATCTGGCCGAGGCCGCCATACCCTCTCGCAACACCACCAGTTACGGTGCCTGCAATGAGACCCGTCACAATTGCGAAGCAACCGTTCGCCGACGTGTTGACAGTGTTCGCGGCCGACTGTGGAGGCGCAGCGACACTGTAATTTCCGGCGAGTGCGTCGTAAAGACGAGCACCGAGCATGCACATTGGCGGCACGGCCACGTTAAGGGTCAGAGTAGTTCCGTTGACCGTGAATGCA